CGACTTGCTCGAGGTACTGGTCAGTACGAACCGTCCGGCCTGCACCTTATCCTGCTGGGTGGCAGCTAGGTACGCCGCCAGGGTCTTCTTCATGCGCTTAATGGCGTTGTCCGCCCGCCTCTGTTTATCAGCGAAGAAGTCCTTTTCTCGCTTGTAGTCCTCCACATCCGCCGTCAGCTGCCGGATCACCATACCGTAGTCCTCCAGCTTCTCCGGCACCATCATGCTGTCCAATGTGTCCTGGACCGTCTGTTCATCAATCTCTCCGGCTTCCAGCAGCTCCATCAGCTGGGCTGCCTGGCCGGTCAGTTCATACAGTGTCGCCATATCGTTCTCCTTTATCAATATTCAGTACAATGCGGGCCTCAGCCCGCGCCTCCGGGTCGCAGTCTTGGGGGCAAAAACCGTAGTCCTGCACAAACTTGTCCATTTCTGCGCTGGTCATCAGATCACCCCCAGGTCGTAGCAGCTGCGAAGCCAGTTTTCGCTGCGCCGCACAATGGTCGCTTCCTTGTTGCTCTCGTCCAGCAGCTGCTCCAACTTCTCGCAAGCACATTCCCAGCAGTAGCTACCGCTGGGCTCATCGTTGCCCGCACCGATGGAGAACCCATAACCCTCAATGGTTATATCGCAGCTGTCACAGGCGATCACGCCCGCCTCCTTGTCATACATCGGCATTCTCCTCCTGCTCGTCCTCGTCATACTCCAGCGGGCGAACAAACCCATACGCCTTAGGCAGCGTCAGCAGAGCCTCGCTCACAGGTACAGACACAGCCTCCAGCACATCGTATGTACAGCCCTGCACGGCCACTCTGTAACCGGACCGTATTTCGCTGAACCCAGGAGCACGGCACACCTTGCCGTTGGTCATGATCACCAAGTCCATATATTCATTACTCATTGTCATTGTCCTTTCCCAGTTTTAAGGCGCGTAGATACGCCACATCAAAATCTGTCAGCGGCGCCAGCAGCACCACTCTATCCTTATCGTCTTCAAACACCAGCTGCTTGTCCTGTCTGGCCTCGTCCTCGTCCTTAGGCAGTACGAACACTGCCAGGGCGATCAATGCGCAGCCGGTGCCGCTGATTGCCACGGATACCCACCAGTACGGATTATCCGCCACCATACAGCAACCAAGCAGTACCAGCAGGAAGCCGGTGATCACCAGCACTATCCCTGTCTTTTCTCGTTTCGTCATATCTTCGCTAACTCCTTTACCTCATCCGGGTGCTGGGCGTAATAGTCGCTCATGCTCTCTGTGAGCCGGTGCGCCATCGCCGCCAGCATGCGGCTGTGTTCTTCTTCCGTCAAGTCCTCCAAGGGCTTAACCTTGCCGTCCACCATAACCATGATCACGGTGGTCAGTTCTTTCTTCATTTCGTTCACCTCAATTAAAGTTACGCAATGCCGGATTGTCCGTATGCCTTGACTTTTTCTCTCTCAACACCTATACTATAGGTGTTGATAATTGTGTTTACTCATTATATTAAGCTTATCAACTCCTTTGACCGACTGTGCCCGCAGTCGGTCCTTTTTATTTGCCAGCCCTTAAATCAGCAGCAGACCGCCCGCTGCGATAAATGTGATGTTGGGTGGGGCGGGCGTGCGGGAAATCAAAAAAGAAAAAAGAAAGAGAAATGAAAAAATATATCCCCGCTGCCTGCTGCTTATCTAAAGGCTGGCTGCTCCGGCTTGCGTCTCATTATTGGGACGACTTGCACAAAAAAATATCGACTTTATCAGCCGCTTTTGTAATTTGCAAGACACTGCAAATTCGTTCAATTTCTCCGGTCTTGAAGTCACTTCTATTGTTAATTTTAAGGCTCAATGTGTCCTTATTCATGCCTATTTTCTGTGCAAGGCTTGTCTGTGTTAAACCCGCACTGGCAATAAAGCCTAATAGACGATTCTTATTAACCAAGCTAACACCTCCTTTTGTCTTGCTTTTCGTTCCACTTTTGGGACGACTTAATCATACCACACCGAGAAACCGATGTCAAGCATTTTTGGGACGATTTTTTGATTTTTTCCGATTTATCCTTGCTTTTTTGGGACGCTTGTGCTATTATCATCTTGCAGAGGTGATAATTTATGAACGAAATTGCCGAACGATTACTTGATCTTATTAATCGAAACAACGCAACTTACGGCGAATTATCAAAACAAACTGGAATACCTAAGTCCGCTATTCAAAGATATGCCACTGGAGAAACGGAAAAGATACCTATTACAAGAATAGAACTACTCGCCAAAGCACTCCATTCGAGTGCAGCCTATCTTATGGGTTGGGAGGAACCCACCTCTCTCCGCGCTCCGGAAGTGACAGAAGATACTGTGATCTTCCCGGTAATTGGTGAGATTGCCGCCGGGTATGACTACCCTGCGTATGAGGACTGGAGCGGCGAGACGGTAGAAATACCCAAGTCTTACCTACACGGCCGCAGCCGGGACGACTTCTTTGTGCTCTCTGTTAAAGGTGACAGTATGTACCCGCAGTATATGGACGGCGACAAGGTGCTGATCCTGAAGCAGAGCACCATGAACCGCTCCGGTGAGATCGGCGCCATCATCTATGACGGCGATATGGCTACATTGAAGAAGATAGAATATGTGGACGGTGAAGACTGGGTGAAGCTTATTCCTATCAACCCGGAGTACACCCCTAAGACCATCCGAAACGAGGACCTGGAGCAATGCCATGTTCTTGGCATTCCCCGCCTGCTGGTCCGCGAGATCGAGCAATAAAATCATAATGAAAAAAAGAAAAAGAATTATCCTTCTATTATTGGTGATTGTGCTCTCCGTATGTTTTATTCCCATGAGCACATCTGCGCACTCTGGAAAGACGGATAGTGCTGGCGGGCACCATGATACTGCCACCGGAGAATATCACTACCATCACGGACATCCGGCACACGATCATGAAAACGGCGTGTGTCCATACGGTGATTATGATAATTCCAGTTCATACAGTGATTATGACGACACGGATTACAGTTCTTCTGACTACACCTATGGCAGCCAGAGCGCACAAGATTCACAGCGCACCCGCATTTCCGCCAGCCAGCCGGGTAGTAACCGTGTAACATGGCAAATTGTGATCGTTGTCGCTTTGCTGGTGATTGCCTGGATATTTGTGTGTAACGACAGAAACAAATTAGCAGCAGCCGCATTTATCATAGCTGCCATTGTCGTCATTTATGGCGTTTCCACTTACTCGCTCAAAAAAGAAACTGATTTTTACAGAGATAAAGTCTGTTTCGTTACGGACGAGCACTCGTCTTACTACCACCAATATGGTTGTCCGGATATAAGTTCAGGGCTATTTTATGTTTACAGTATAGATGAAGCAAAAGAAGCCGGGTACGAACCCGACCCGGACTGTTGCAAATAATAATTGAAAAAAGAAAGAAGAGTAGAATATGGAAATTGAAACGCTGTTGTCGAATTTATGCGGAACTATACTGCTGTACTTTGTTCCGTATGTAGTCGTTCGCTTGATCCACCGCCGATCATTTTCTCTTAAAGCCGCAAAGATTATGACCATTGTATGGGCGATTGTCTCGGCAGCCATAGTTGTGGCCATTAAATTTGCAACTGGTGCTACCAGTCCCACTGGTACTCGCGGACTAAATGTGGCAGCCATATTCATTTGGCACGGATTTGGATATTATGTACTTCTCACAGAAAGCAAGCGGGAAAAAGCGAACCATAATAGCGCGCCAACAGCAGAGCCCCAAACGCTCATAAACGGCGAACCATGGCGTGATCATGAGACTAAAGCGGAAACTCACGATCGCGCACCCAAAAGCTCAGTCGCTGCCGATCCATACAATGTAGACGATGTGGAAGTGAATATAGTAAATGTTCCGGGTGCCAAGCAGCGTCAGCAGTTGGACAGGCAAATGAAAGCAGTTATCAGCCTGGCCGTAGTTGCCTTTATCATTGCGGCAATTGCTGCGGGCTTTGCCATATATAAAAATGCAGAGTGCCGCCAACTGAGATCGGAAAGGAATGCAGTTCAAAGATCATTGAACGCTGTCAATACACAGTATGACGATCTGAAAGAAAAATACGATTCGGAAATCAAAGACCGTGAGTTCATGTTTTCTAGTAACAATCAGAATGTGCTTGAATTGGCATTCTATGAGCGATACATCGTTTGCACTAATGACGAAAAGTATTATCATCAATACTCCTGTAAGGATTTTACAGAAACCAAATCGTTCCGTGTGTTCACCAAAGACGACGCAAAAAGACTTGGCTACAAGCCATGCCCCAAGTGCTTCAAGAATTAAGCGGCAAGGTATAACCCTATGGACAAACTCTAC